ATCATCTTCTTGCTGAGCCTTTCTTAATCTCTCCTGATATTCAGCCTCCTTAACAACATTTGCATCTGTTGCCTGTACAGTAATTTTAGAGAAAGCACGATCCGCATTTTCCAGATATAATTGATCCCGAGCTTCATCGTCCCTTTTTAAACCCAATTCCTTAACAAATTTAATTATTGTGGAATCAAGTAATGCCCCTATATCATCCGGATTTAACTTTTTAAGTGATGTGTTTTTGAATGGATCTTCTGCATCCTCCTCTCCTGATTGAATAGCATAGTTTAATTCCTCTAGACCTTGCTTCACAGTAACAAAGGACATCTTAGTGGAATCTTTTAATGCTTTAACAGAATCAGATCTTTCAAAACTCCCAAAGGTATCAATTCCCTTGTCTAGCAATTGATCTGGTGTATAGTTTTTTAGCTCTTTAACAAAATGGGTAGCTCCAAAAATTACTCTTTCAGCAGCTCTGTCTATAAATTGCTGGTCCTTTGTTTTTCCAGGTTCATCAACAAAGTTAATCATGCCAAAAGGCTGAAACACACCCTGCTGTGCGTATCTTTTTGCTATATCGAAAGCAGGGGCAGGGATCTCAGCAACCTCGAACCTATCTTTTCTTAATTCCTCGACCCTCTGGTTGTAATAGTCTACCTTTTTAGTATCGGTACTTAAATCTGGATTTTTTTCTTCTGCCAATTCTGGAGCTTATTTGCTCTATATATTGATAAAACTATCTCTTCCCTAAATTGAATATAGGAACTAACCCTTCTTTCTCTTGGAGAGCCTTTTGATTCTTTTCTTCTATTTCGGTATTAATCTTGTTTAGAATAATCTGAAATTCAAAATAAGGTAGCTTTTCTAACTCAGAAAATGAAATTCCATGGTCTCTAGCAAACTTATACTTTATATCAAAGTAGTTGTCCAAAGATATCTGAAACAATGAAAAGGGATCGGATTCCTCCGCGAAATCGGATAGGAGCGGTGACCTCAGCACCGCACTTGCTACATTTAACCTCTAATGAATTTTTGGTAGCAAAAGTTATTTGATCTGACGCTGAATCTGATAAAACAAATTGTGTGTACGTCCATCCTTTAGAGATGTTTTCATATTCGTTATAGCTCTTCTCGTCAAGTTCTCTCCAATTAGGAATTAAGAACGAGGAAACCTTAGCAAAGGTCTCGTCATATTTTTTACCCTTATCTGATTTTTCTTTTAGGATCTTTCTAATTTTAGTAGATACCCCGATAGTAGGGATAAAGAGCTGAATTGGGGGTTCTCCGTTTTTTGGAATTAAATTAAAGCATCCATTGTCTTTATCGTAATACTTTTTAATCTTTTGATCCAATTTGAATGACGAAAGAACTCCTGATGTAAGTTCTATATCATTTGGGATTGGACATCCCTCCTTGCTACAAGGATTCTTAATAGGAATAAAAATTCGATTTTCGCCCTTAACAAATGTTAAATCACGAATTGACATAAAAATATAGAATCTATCCTCTTGATATAGATCAAGGTGACTTAGCGTACCCTCTGCCCATTTAACACTAGAGCACTTGGAAATAATATGATTTATTTTATCATCGATATCAATAGGATCATTTTCGTCAATAGTTGAAAAGTGTCTGATTTCTCCAACCTCTGCAGATCTGATAGAAAGCTCCATGCCTTCAGGATATCCAAAACCTTCAGAAGGAAGATTTGCAATAGGCAATTTTTTCCATGGGGAATTCATCCCTGAGATATCAAGCATCTCTTCAACGAAGGATGCTTTTCCTAATGATTTTGGAGCTTCTTCCTGAATGGGAGGTGCATCATAATCTAATCCACTTTCCATTTCTCTTTTAGCGAGCTGGTCTAATGCCTGTTGATCTAAATTTTGATCCATAAATCTTTTTTATTTTATCTATCCTCTCTTTTAGTATGGAAGATAAAATAAGATTCAAAAATACTACTTAGATTTATTTAAGTATCTCGTAAGTAAGATATAAGACAACCAAAAACAGCCGGAAATGGAGTAAAAGACTGCATCTGCAACCCAGTAAGAACCACTTAGATCCATGATTAGCTTGAACAGGGCGTCGTACCCAAATGGGAGAAAGAACATTGCTAACATTAGCGAGGTATCTTTGTATAAAACCAGTCTGTCTTCTTTGTTTTTTAGTTTTTTCAGTTTGTTCGTCACCGTCGTCCATATTAGAGTTTGGTTTCCTTTTAAAAGAAATGAATCAAATAAAAAGGCTTATCGGTAGGATAAGCCTTTTATATATTCTTTTTGGTGAATTATTAATTAAATACGTCCTCGAAATAATCCGCTCTAAATCTAGCGGTGATTGTGTAAGGTGTATTTCCCCCTCCTTCGTATGTTAAAGGAAGTGGAGTAAGGTTATCAGTAGGAAAGCAATTCAAGAATTTCATTCTTCTGAAAACGTCTCCTTGTTTATTGAAGATGCTAACTAAGATATAAGTTCCTCCTGCATAAGTAGATTTAAGACCCATAGCACCTGTTAGAGGGTTGTAAACTAAATCTGCCCATTGTCTAAGGGTTCTGTGTACATAGTTAGAATTGTTATCATCTAAATTAGTCTGGAAAGTAATGCTTATTTTAACACCAGTGTCATCAACTGCACCGCCTGCATATCTTCTGTTTGCGAATTTATACGTTTGTGTTACCGGTGTAGGAGTTTTATCTACTTCTAAACCTGTGATCTGCGTGATGTTTTCCACTAAAAGGGTTCTACCAGCAGTTCCGAGAGGATTTGAAACTCCCACTGGAGGTTGTACAATAACCTCAAATTGGTTTAAATAAACTGGTTCGTATAAGCTTACTGCTGCTTTAGAACTTGTAAAATGTGGTAATCCTGCCATTTCTTTAATTTTTTATAGGAATACATCGTCAAAATAATCAACTGCCCATTGAACTCTTAAAGAGTAAATTTCAGTTCCTGTGTATCTAAGATCCATCGCGTTTATCGGTGCCATAATAAAGCAATCTCTACAAGTAATTCTTCTAAAAACATCCCCTGCTTTATTGAAGACACTAATAACTATTGTTCCGGTATAGTCCTTCTTTAATCCTAGTGCCCCAGTTAAAGGGTTATAGATTAAATCAGCCCATTGTCTCATGGTTTTATAAACATACATGGAATTGTTGTCATCCAAGTTCACCTCGAAATTAATGCCCAAATCAAAACCTGTTCTTTGTGGTCTTGATCCTGCATAATATCTTTTAGCATTCTTATACATTTGAGTCGTTTCCCCTGCTGCTATATCCGCTCCAAGACCTTCGATGCTTTTTACGTGCTCAAGAAGGATATTTCCATTGTTTGGATTTCCCTGAGGGACCGAAATAGCTGAAGGGGTGGTGATTAAAACTTCAAACTGGTTGGTATAAACCGGTTCAAATTTATTAACCGCCGCTTTAGCTGATGTATAATGTGGTAATCCTGCCATTTTTTATTTTATATATTTAGCTTTTTCGTTTTTGATAAAATTAGCTAAACTGTATGAATCCTCCCGAAGCAATACCGCCGGTTCTAGCAACTGTTACTCTGTTGATGAACTTATGGATACCCCTTGCTGGCTCGATGATGATATCGATGATACCGATATTTTGATCGATGATAGCAGGAGTATTGTTTGAAGAATCCATGATACTCAAGAAGTTGTAAATACCTCCAACGTTCTTAACACCAGATAAGTAATTATCTACAATTGTTTTAATTTCAAGTCTTACTGAATCTTCGTTGAAATCGAAAACATAATTTGCTAAGATATCTTCAACGCTTTCTTCAAGAGTGATAAGTAAGTCTCTAACGTGTAAGTTGTTAAATGCAGAATTAGTTCTTTGATATCCAGTTTGGTTACCAAATATTACCAATCCGATATTTCTTTTTCTAACGATCGGGTTGATTCCAAAAGGTTCTAGATAATCTCTGTCCTCTTGAGAGAAGTCATACTCAAGTCCAACTAAGTTAGATCCTGAAAGTACCCCTCTTTTCTGACCAGCTACGATTGAATAAGGTTCTCCAGTAACAAATTTTCTAATAAAATTATTACTTACGTGAGCTGCTGGAGGAATATTAAAGTTCTTGCCATTCTCTCTAATTGTTAAGAAAGGAGAGAATACACCACAGAACTTAGCTCCTGTATCTTCATCAGGAAGAGTAAATCTGAATGAAGGGTTAAGATCTAAATTACCGCCGTCTGCAATATATTTAGCATTGATTAAAGGTGCTGGTTCTGTTGCAGAAGGGGAATCAGTAAATCTCGGATCTATAGATTCTTTAAATTTCTGTAAAGAAGGCGCATTTATTAAAGCAAGACATTTTTGTCTGTTCTTAGCAAGTAATGCTAATTGAGACTTAGAGTTAGTCTTAATTTGTCCATCGAACGTATCCACCACGTATCTAAAGGTGATGATGTTTCTGTCAGCTAAAGTCTTAGAAATGTTAGTTTCTGTAAGAACGTTTAGGATTTCATCTATTCTATCATCTGATCCATTAGGCTTATGTGAAGCTTTAATTTGGAATCCAGGAAGATATGTGAATTTAAAGTTATCAATAAAGGAATGAATTTGTTTAAATTTATTAACTCTTGTTCCTCCATAAACTTTAATAGGTCTATCAGTTTTCACGTAGATTGTATAGTTACCAGGAGATCCAGGTACTGCTACCTTTTTAGACTCTATAATTCTGGTAAGTCTATTAACATC